TAAGTCTGGTAAGAATTATTGGTGGGCTGTTCCAATGAGTGAGTTTGAGTCTATCTCAACTCCAACTATTGACTTATCACAAGTTGAAGTTCCTACCGACCATGCTGAGGTTCTAAACTTCATTCACTCTTCATATAATCTTAAACCTAAAGGTTTGGTTATGAAAGAATTAAAGTGGAAATATCTTGTAAGGTCTGCCGTTAGAGGTAAGAATATTTTAATGACAGGACCAGCTGGTTGTGGTAAAACAATGGCTGCTAAGTCATTGGTTAATTCACTTGACCGACCTGATTTTTATTTTAATTTAGGAGCCACACAAGATCCAAGGGCTACTCTAATTGGTAATGTACATTTTGATAAGAAGAAAGGTACTTACTTTTCAGAGTCTCTTTTTGTGAAGGCTATCCAAACACCAAATGCTGTGATTCTTCTTGATGAATTGTCAAGGGCTCATCCAGATGCTTGGAATATTTTAATGACAGTTTTAGACCAAGGCCAAAGATACCTTAGATTAGATGAGGCTAATGGTCAAGAAACTATCAATGTGGCAGAGGGAGTTACCTTTGTAGCAACCGCTAACATTGGTAATGAGTATACTTCTACCAGAGTTATGGATAAGGCTTTGATGGATAGATTCATCATTGTTGAGATGGATGTTCTAACTGATTCAGAAGAGTCTGGTCTGTTACAATATATGTTTCCTCATGTTGATTCAACTCTATTGGAAAATGTTTCCGAGATTACTCATACTACTCGTATGGAAGCCAAATCAGATAATGGTAAATTATCTACTGGAGTTTCTACAAGAACTGCGGTTGAGTTGGCTGGTCTATTGTATGATGGATTTGGATTAGATGAGGCTGCTGAGGTTACTATCTATCCACAATTTGCAGATGATGGTGGAATTGATTCAGAAAGAACTTTTGTAAAACAATTAATACAGAAGTACATTTCTGATGGAACTGATGAGAATCTTTTCAATGAACAAGAAATCAATGAGTCGGCTAATTAAGTAGTCGGCTTATGGCGGGGGGTTTTTTCCTCCTTTCTTTACCCTCCGCCAATTAATTAACAGAAAGATGGAGCAAAGGACTATTTATATATGAAAGTAAGTGCAATGTCAGATTACGAAAAATACCTTTTAATCGCAGATAGTACAAATTCTATTTCTGGTGGTTATCAGGGTTTCGTAAATTTTAAAGAGGTATTGTCTTTAATTAGAACAATGTTTTCCAAACAAAGTACTACCTATGAATACAACAACAGTTTTTATACAAGTAAACTTACAATATCAGAGATGGGTACTATAATAAATTCTTTTGATTTGGGTGTATATCGTAGAGGGTTTAATTTGGTCAGGAGTATTTCTAACCAGATTGCAATTGGAAAAATTTAACGGAGTCTAAAATCTCCGTTTAACGGAGAATAATAATGGCTAAAAAACCAGCATCGTTTGAATATAACGGTACATTAGTTAAAGTTTTAGATGGAGATACAATTGATTGTTATATTGATTTAGGTTTTGATTTAAAAATTAAAAAGAGAATTAGATATATGGGTATTGATACTTGGGAAAGTAGAACAAGAGATTTAGATGAGAAGGCAAAAGGTCTTTTAGCTAAAGCCCGTAATAAAGAATTACTTGAAGCAGGAGTATTCAAAATAGTATCTTATGGTACAGGTAAGTTCGGTAGAGTCTTGGGTGAGATATTTGTTTCACCAGAGGCAGTTGGACATGAGATTGCTGAAAATGTTGATAGGTCGGCAGATGGATTAGTTAGTATTAATGACATATTAATTAATGAAGGCCATGCTTATGAATACGATGGTGGAAAGAAGAAAGCTTTTGTTGCTGAGATTGAAACAGAGAAGGCAGCAAAGAAAGAAGATTTGGTTGACAAGTCAGCCGAAGAAAACGCGTAAACAGGAGTTAACTATGAAAAGTATACTAACAGGAATACTTTCTTTATTTATCTTTTTTGGTACTGTTCCTACAGCTAATGCTTCAGATATGAACATGGCAGGAATGGAAGAGGTCAAGAAGAAGAAAAAGAAAGGTAAGAAGATCGGTGGTAAAAAAGGGAAGAAATCTAAGAAAGGTTTTTTCTCAAAGGTCTTTGGAAGTAAGTAAATGAGTGAATTAGAAGAGTCAGTTGTAAGAAGTCAAGCTCTTCTAATGATGTCAAGAAATCAAGGAAAAACATACATAATAAAAAGAGTTGTAAAACGATTTTTAAAATGTTTAACAGGTAAATAAATGAACTATACATTAGAAAATATTGTTAAGGCCATCAAAGATGGTGATAAGAATGAGATAAGTGAAGCCTCTTTGGGTAGAGTTTATCAACACATGACTAAACAAGGTAGTGAAAGTTTTGCTATTATAACAGCCTTTAGGGGTGGTTATAGTAACAAAGAAAACCTATCTAGGAATAAACAATTAGAGTCTAGTGTTCGTTCACTCGGGCTTGGCTTTTTCAAACAGAAGGGGTATTGGAATGAATGTGAGGATCCAAACATTGAGTATAAAGATTGTCCTGCTGATAAGATTAAGCCAGTCATCGAGTTAAGTTTATTTATACCTAACATTAAGTTTAAAGATGCGGTTAAACTTGGTAAGAAATTTGACCAAGATGCAATAGTGTTTCAAGGTCCAGATACGGATGATAAAGTAGAACTGATTAGTAAATCAGGAGGAAGTATCATGAAGTTGGGTAAGTTTGCACCAAATAAAGTATCACAGGCTTATAGTAAAGTTAAAGGTAGAAGTTATGTCTTTGAGGGATTTGAATATGTTCCTTCAGGACAGATGTCTAACTTGGTATTCAAGTCGTTATTGGAAAATGAGTGAGTCGCGATTGGGAACAAGATATATTAGAATGGGCAGGTAACAAACAAGTAAAGAAATTACAAAGTGGTAATTTAGTAAAGTTTGTTATAAGTATTTTTACCGCCATTGGCGGATTCGGTGGTGGTTGGTATAAGATGGAACAGAGAGTTACCGCCTTAGAGGCTCAGATGGCAGAGGAACAAAAAATTAAATTAATTGAAATGGAGATAGCTACATTAAGAAGAGATCAAGAACTTGAAGAGTTAAGATTCAAATGGAAGTTAGATTCATTACAAAGGAGTAAATAGTTATGGAATTTTTAACAGAATTTATATCAAGAAATTGGGAAGTGTTTTTATGTCTTTATTGTGTACATTCAGTTGAGATACTGGATTGGTTGGCAGTAAGGATTGCGAGGATACTACCTTGATATATGAAATCATAGTAGATTATGCTACTGAAACAACAACACAAAGTTACCAGTATATGGAATGGAGTGAGTAATGCCTATATTGGAACAACATGAAGAACAGGTAACTTCGGTATGGCGTAGAGTAGAAGTTACAGAAGAACAAGCTAAAGAATTTCAAGAGGTCTATGATAATGAAGATGAATGGCCTGATTGGGTTTGGGATTTAGATTGGGATTTAGAAAATGAAAGGCCTGAAGATGATGAAGTACTTTCAATTAGGGTAGTACCTGAAGATGAAATATAAAGTTTTAAAAGATTATCCAACTACTGATGGTGTCTTATATGAAAATGAAATAGTTAAAGTATGGGATGCTAAAACAACTGATGATAATCTTAGAGTAAAAGATAATATGGGTAGAATATGGAATATACCCAAGAACTTATTAAAAGAGGTTAAAAATGGATGATGTAATAATTAGATATTTTGGGGCTACATGGTGTGGTCCTTGTAAACAATTTAAACCAGTATTGAAGAAATTAGAAAAGGCTGGATATCCTATATCTTTTCATGATGTAGACCAAGATCCTGTTCTTGCAGAATCACATAGAATACAATCAGTACCACAAATCAAAATTGAAGTTGATGGTCAGGTAGTAGAATCTATGATAGGTATTCAACCTTTAGAAACCTTGTTGGGTAAAATACATATCCACTGGGAACCAGAAGAAGGTGATGAGTGATTATAGGGATAGAGATTACTATTCTTTAAAGAAGGAACTAAAAGAGGTTAAGGATTTACTTGGTGAAGTATTACGCAGATTAGGTACTATGGAATATGAAGGTATGATTAAATATGGTACACCAAATCATGTAAGTGATTCTAAACAAAAATATGTAGATTTAACTTTAAAAAGGAAGAAGAAAAAAGATTAAAATAAATGCTATTTTTATTAAATAGGTTTATATTTATATATACATCAAGGCTCAAATGAGGTTGATGTTTAATAACCGAATATCAAGGTTCAGTAGAAGTTGATATTCATGTTGACTAACCGTAACACAATAGGAGACTATAATGACTAAAGTTACTTTTCGCAAATTCCCTGTTCCAGCCGTACTGGATAGGGATTCTTTTTTAACACCATTTGATAGAATGTTTGATGATATTGTAGGAAAACAATTTCCTGAAATCAATCAACAAGTTGGAGTCAATCCATTTCAAGGAACAGCATACCCAAAAGTAAATGTATATGAATACGATACTAAGATTGGTGTGATTGCTGAGATACCTGGTTTGGATAAGAAGGACTTAAATGTAGAAGTTGAGGATGGTGTATTAACTGTATCTGGTGAAAAATCACATGGATTTGATGAGGGCGAGGCTAAGGTATTGCGTCGTGAACTCAAACACTCTTCCTTTAAGAGACAATTCACTTTAGGTGAAATGTTAGATGGGGATAATATCTCTGCCAACTTTAAGGATGGTATTCTATCTATTGAGATTCCAAAGATAGAACCGACACTCCCTAAGAAAAACATTGTCAAGATTAAGTAATAAACTTATATCTGCGAACAATAGGTTATACTATGTTCTTGGAACGGTGTCGGTGGACTCTGGTTATTCTCCCGATAAGCTTAAATCAATGTGGGCTCTCGCTGATACCGTTCTAAAGAATAATAATTTGTACTATGTAACATATGAAATAAAAGATGCTGAATTTGATGAATTATAGATACTTATTTATATGGATGATACATTACAAAAAATTCGTTACAAAAAAGTAAGACAAAAGTTACGCTACCTACAAACTGAATTAGAAGAAACTAAACTGATTTATCAAGTATGTTTGGATAAATTTAATGAGGATTTTTCTAAATATATGAATGATGGAGATAGTCAAATAACAGCACCATCTGATAGTGAACAAGTAAAATACGATAAATTAGATACTGATGTTAGTGAGGATACTATCAAAGATGTTTATCGCAAAGTTGCTGCTAAAACCCATCCCGATAAAAAAGATGGTGATGAAGATGTATTTAAAAAATTAAATAAAGCAAACAAGAATAAAGATTTTGGTACTATATTAGAAATGGCTGATGAATATGATATACCAATAGAGTCATCAGAATTTATGATGTTGGAAATGGCCAAACAAAATAAATCAATAGTAGGTGCTATTGAAAATATGAAACTTACTTGGGCATGGACTTATTCTCATTTAAGAGGTAATGATAAGAATGAATTTAAAAAGTATGTTTTGCAACAACTAAATGTAAAATAGACTATTTATTATTAACAATAAAGGTACTATTATGAATAGAAAAAATCAAGTATTAGATCAATTGTCAGATACTTATGAAGAATTGAATAGATTACACCAAATGATTCCTGAGGATACTAATCCAAAGTTCACTGTGTGGTTAGCAATTATTATGAAAATAAAAAATAGATTAGACAATATATCTAATTTGGTAGAATTGGAAGAAGATTAACTAGGAGAAAAATATGGAACGCTCTAAGAATTTTCATTGGTTCTTAGGTATAGCAGCATTCCTCATTGCAGGTAGTGCTGGGTTCTTTTCGGTATTCGGTTTATCAAAACTATTTAGTGGTGCTGCATTATCTGTTGTGATTATGGCTGGTTCATTAGAGTTTGGTAAATTAGTAACTGCCGCATTTCTATACAGATATTGGGACAAAGTAAGTTTTTTACAAAAAGTTTATTTAACTATAGCCACACTTGTATTAATACTAATAACAAGTGCTGGTATTTATGGATACTTATCTAACGCCTATCAAGGAGCTACCGTAGGGTTTGAGAAACAATCTACCAAATTATTAGCCTTAGAGGAAAGATTAGATAATCTAGCTGAGGATAAAAAATTCCTAAAAGAAGATTTAGAATTTCAGTTAAAAGAATTACCTGAGAATTATAGGACAGCAAAACGGAAGTTAAGAGAAGATTATAATCCAAGAATACAAAAGGTCAATGGTGAGGTATTAGATTTAAAAAGTCAAATATCAGATTTAGAATTACAATTGATTGATACTGGTGTTGATGTGGGTCCTGCTATCTATCTTGCTAAAGTATTCAAATCAGATGTAGATACTGTTGTTAGTTTCTTTATGTTGGTCCTTATCTTTGTGTTTGATCCATTAGCTGTTATGTTAGTTATAGCGTTTAACCAAGCACTCATACTTAAAGAAGAAGAGAGCCCTGTAAGATCTGGGACAAGTTCCAATACCAACATTACCACAGGAAAAAAATGGTGGGAAATGTTTGGTGAGAAAAAACCAAAAAAAGTTGAGAAAGTACTTGACTTTTCTAAAAATGATGATAGTGATAGTGGCGAGATTTTGGAACCTGATATTGATGATATACCACCAGTAGAAGAAAAAACTTCTGAAAATAATGAAAGAAGAGGTGCCGTTCCTACAATTTAATTGTTATATATATTCTATTTATTATTGTAGTGAGATACTCCTTTTTAAATATTAAAACCAGGAGACAGTTTTATGAAACGCAAACCTAAAGTCGAAACAATAACGAAGGTTACAGCCAACCAAGAATGTCAAAACAAACGCCAAGCATTATCTCAAATCAAAAGAATCAAATGGAATATAGAATTCAAAAATAGAAACCAAGAGAAATTTTGGAACACTATTAGTTCTAATAGTCTATCCTTTTGTATTGGTCCTGCTGGGTGTGGAAAGACATTTGTTGCAACATATTATGCATTACAACATCTGGTAGATAAAGATTCTAAATTTGATGGAATCATTATTACTAAACCTATGGTAGAAGTAGATGGAGAGAAGATAGGTTATTTGCCAGGTAATGTAGATGAAAAAACCGAACCTTTCATGCAATCTGTTTATTACAATATGGAGCAGATTATAGGAAAGCAGAGGTTAGATGTTTTAAGAAAGTCAGGTGTTATTAAAGTAATTCCATTAGCATACATGAGAGGTATCACACTACAAAATAAAATAGTGTTAATGGATGAAGCCCAAAATTCAACTGTACCACAAATTAAAACATTCCTAACGAGAATTGGAATGGGTTCTAAGTATATCGTTAGTGGGGATTTAGGACAGAGTGATTTAAGAAGAAGTGTAGACAATGGTTTAGAGGATTCCATTAAGAGGTTTACAGGAGTTTATGGTGTTGGTTTTTCAAGATTTGGAATGGGAGACATTGTTAGACACCCAATAGTTGCTGAACTACTTGATAAGTATCAAGATGATAGTATAGATTTATCGGGTATAGATGCTGAGGTAACTCTAAGTGAATGGCTAAAACAACCATCTTATGAGCACCCAAAGTACACGCATTATTTTAGAAATATGCAAAATAAGGCTTGACTCGTATAGGTTTTTCTTTGTATATTGATCTAATCAAAACGAGGTAAAAATCATGAATTCAAGACAATCTTTTTTAGCAGGTATGTTAACTACAGCGGCAGTAGTTATGTACTATATGGAAAACATCTATGATGTACCAGCAGTATATGATGTTAAAGTAAAATATGTTGAGGTTGAAATACCTGCTAAGAAACCTAACTTTACAGATGAGGTAAAGACAATCAACTCATCATTAAACAAATCAAAACTAAAACATCTTTTAGTTTACACCTATGCCTTATGTGAGGAATATCAAGTTCCTTATACATTAGTAAAGGCAGTCATAGAAACTGAATCAAGTTGGAATCATAGAGCAATTAGTACAAGTGATGCTAGGGGATTGATGCAAATAAAACCATCAACCGCTAAGAGTGAATTCAAAACACCAGGTTGGGATTTGTTTGATCCTTATGTAAATATTACAGTTGGTATCAAATATCTTAAACAACTATATGATAGATTTGGAGATTGGAATAGTGCATTGACTGCCTATTCACATGGTCCTACCATTACAGATACCTATAGTTCCAATTATATTAATGATAATTTTTATGTAAAAAAGATCAAAAAAGTGCAAGAAAGTTCTTGACTTTGGCGTTTTTTCTTTGTATATTAAGGTATGATTAAAGAACAAAAAACAAAGGATTTAAAAATGAGAGATTTATTTGATAAAGAGTTTCAACAAGAAATGGATGATTTTTTTGACTATATTGACCATGAGGTTTTAGGAAAACCTAAGACAGATGATGTTCCAGTAATAACTGGTGATAGAGATACAGATGCTCTTCTTGAAGATGAAAGAAGAAACCAAGAAGATGTTGTAGAATTAGTTCATGAAGTTGATGGTGTTGTTGTTTGTGAACCTGTTGAAGATGTTTTAAAAAGAGAGGCTAAGTAATGACTAAACCACTTCAAAAATTTAAGTATATCAAAGGTGATGTACTTGTCGGTTTCTTAATGGATAGATTTGATTATACTGCCAAACAGGCTATCAAAATGGAAAAGAGATTACCTGGTGGTTTAAAAGTACAGGTGATATAAATGAAAAATACACTAATCACTTTTCTATTCACAACCTTAGTTGCGTTGTGGTACTTAGATGTAACTCCAACCGAGTTAGTTTATCTGTTGGAGATTTTACCAAATTATTTAAAATACAAGTTAGGAGTTTAATATGAATGAAATTATATATGATATTTCAGATTTAGAACCAGTAAGTGCATGTTGCAATGCAGAAATTGTCTTACATGATTTATGTAATGATTGTCATGAACATTGTGATAATATTTATGAAACCGAAGATGGAATCTTTGTAGATGAAGATGGAGTTGAATATTAAAAAAAGATCAAAAAAGATCAAATTAATACTTGACTTTGGCGTTTTTTCTTTGTATATTAAGGTATGTTAAATGAGGAATATATGAAGAACTTAGTAGTAAATGCTTTCGGTGATTTAGTTGAAAGAACTGATTATGGTAATCACAAGAACCAGTTAAATTTATTTGATAATCTAAATGAGGTTGTTGAAGAGAATATCACAGCAGATGATATATTAGATTTTTTATTTAATAGGAAGAAAAAATAAGGAGTTATAAAATGGCGTTAAAACCTAAAACAGAAAAAGTAAGGTCAAAGAATGCGGCCTTCAAAGATATGGTCAAAGACATGGATGTTGAGAAGTTGGCAGCCAAGTGGGCAGTTGAAGATTACACTTCACATTATTTTCAAGGTGAGAAAGATTATTCACCTGAATCAAATGATGTGTTAGAGTATGATGATATTGATGAAACTGATTTCTACTTAGATTAATATTTATTATAGGAGAGAATATGATAATGATTGCAATTATGTTTATCGGCTGTCTATTATTTATGTGGGCAGTTGATGCAGAAGCTAAACGGAAACAAAAATGAATATAAGTAAGTTAGTTCAAAGATTAGAAGAAATAGAAAACCACACTAAAGGTGAGGGGGCAGAACTAATAAACTCTTTGATTGAAGAGTTAATTGAAATTGACTTGAGATTGGAAAAGGGTTTTAAAAAAGTATTATCAAAAGAAAAAGATGAGTTCTTAGATGAGCTACTCCAAAAAGGAATAGACACAGGACAAATCGGTGAAGCATAAAAAGAGAGGTTAAAATGAGTAAAAGTACATTTGAAAAAAATGGTGGTTATTTCATAGATGGAATAGCATATATGGATTGTAAAATCACAGGTGAACCTGTTGCCAATGTTGGAACAGAAGCTAAATCTGTAATTGGTAGTAGAGCTTTAATGGGTAGAATGTTTAAACAATTTCCTGAAACTACTAAACCAGCAAGAGTTTCAACAGGACGGCCAGCAGGTTGGCATTTCATGAATGAGTTTGTTGATAAAGATGGAACAGTATTTCATAAAGGTAAGGAACAACCAGACCTTAAAGGAACATTACCACCAACAAAAGTAGTTCCTAAGAAAAAAACTAAAAGAAGGACTAAGGAAGAGATACTTATTGCTAGGGATAAAGAGAAAAAAGCTGCTCTTAGAAAAGCACATAAGCAACAGAAAGATTTTTTAAACCATAAATTCGGAGGCTAAATGTCAAAGAAAGTTACAAAGAAAGTTGGTCAATTTGACCACTATAAGAAATGGACAACTGGTGAAGGTTATACATTCCTTGCAGAAACCAAAGAAGATGCATTAGAGTATCTTAAACACATGGAACATGCCAACTTAGGCAAACTAAAAGAGGTTACTAAATGAGACAGAAGCCGTATTTACTAAAAAAAGATTGGGTAACTGGTCAAGATAAATCTGGTGAAGATAAATTATTGAAAGTATCTGATATGATTCAAGGACCAAAAAGATTAGAAGATGAATCTTTTGAAGATTTTAAAATTCGTAGAAAAGCAGAAAATGGTATGGTTAGTGATAGACTTGCTGGACTATATACACCAAATGAATTTGATGAAGTTATTGGGAAGATTAAACCTGTTAGGAAATAGATGTCCGTAATTAATTGTTACAAAGAAGATAATCCATTAATCAAAAAGAAACTACGGGAGGTTACAGTTGAAGAAGGACTGGAGATTGCAACAAAACTATTTCAGATACTTAACCAAAGAGGGGACGGTATTGGGTTGGCAGCTAATCAAGTGGGAATTGATGCACAGGTGGCCGTTGTCAATGTTATTGAACCTCGGATACTCATCAACCCTAAGATCATATCTAAAGATAATGAGATTGATTATTACGAAGGTTGTTTAAGTTATCCTGGTCAAGGTGTATCCACAAAAAGATATAGAGATGTAGTTATATCTACTGCTCAATCAGAAAGTAATTGGTATTTTAGTGGTGCTGAATCTTTACAAGATGTTCATGGTAGTTGGGAAGAGAAACATAAAAAAGATGAACAAGAAAAAAGAATCTTAGAATCCATTTGTGTTCAACATGAGATTGACCATTTGAATGGTGTAACAATATTTAATCGTCAGGTAAAGAATCAACCTGTACAAAAAAAGACTATCAAAGTTGGGCGTAATGAAAAATGTCCATGTGGTAGTGGAAAGAAATTTAAGAAGTGTTGTGGATGAGAAAACAATTACAAGATTATATAAACACACCAGTTACTTTTGAAAATGATGGGGTGTGGTATGATGGTGTTCCTATAATGAATGGTTTTGAAAAACCATTGATTGATTTTATAGCTGATAGTATTGTCCATAGGGGTGGTAGTGTATTGAACATTGGATATGGTTCAGGTTTTTTTGATAAGAGAGTTCAGGAGATTGGTGTTAGGGTACATACAATAATGGAATGTCATCCAAATGTAGTTGCTAATATTGATGCACCTTTTGCTACAATTTATGTTGGTCCTTGGCAAGAACACATAGAGACATTGATTGAAAATGGTCAAAAATATGATTGTGTATTTTTTGATACTTATGATTTTGATGGTAATTCTATGGAATATGAATGGTTTAAATTTATGGAGTATGCTGAATCACTATTGAATCCAAAGGGTAAGGTTAGTATGTTTACTTGGTTGGGAAAGGATTATACTAAAGAATTTAAAGAAGGATTGAAAAATCTAAAACTATATGAAGAAGAATATGAAATAAATGACTATAAGTATAAACACTTATATTGGGAGAAATCGGATGAAAAAGAATATGGCAATGAACAGAACGGATATGATGTTGAGAAAGGCCTTAAAGAAAATTAGTATGTTAGAAAATAGATGTAATGAAATGGAAAAAAAATTAGGTATGATAGGAGACTATACACATTTGAGTTTAGATAGACCAGAAGAAATAACAAGAGATGGTGATGGTAGATTACTTGATATACATGGTAATGAATATGATCCAAAGAAATCTGGTAATAATGGTCAACATGATTTTGCAGAAGATCAATATGATTGGGATAACGCAGGGAGTTTATAGTGGCCAGAGATTTATTTGGAAATCGTAAATTAACTAAAGAGGACATGAACACAAAAGGTAAGATTCAGTTTTCTAAGTCAGATGAATATTTTGAATATTTCAAAATGTTTTGTGTGGCAATGATTGGACTTGCTTACTTGTGGTATATATTTAAATGAATGAATTAGAAAAAGCAGCAATAAGAGTATTTACTCTAATCATGATAGGATTAGCAGTTATACTATGGTTACAACTACAAAGTTGTGCACCACCAATAAAGATAGAACCAGATACAATTGATGAAATTAAAATAGATAGTACATTAGCTTATGGAAGATAAATTACAAGAACTACTAACCATCACTATGGAAGAGTGCGGAGAATTAATACAGGCCTGTAGTAAGGCAATCAGATGTGATGACTATTATATAAATGAAAAACTAATTGAAGAGGTTGGTGATGTCTATTGTATGATTGAACTATTACATGAATATGACCTTATCAGTTGGGAAGATATTCAAAAGAGAGTAAAGGTCAAACAAGAAAAACTAAAAAAATGGAGTAAGCTTTATGAATAAAAATACTAAATCATTAATATTATCAATGATTCCAAAGTGGATTGCTATGGGAGTCTTGATAGGATTAGTAGTATTTAATTTTGTTGAAGGACAAGATATAGATTACTATGTTAATTCAGAATTTGAACTTAAAGGTCATCCACCAGAGTTAGTTCCTTATCAAATTATACCGTTAGATCCTGTACCTGATTGTAGATTGGAAATGGGTATTGAGTTGATATATCCTCAAAGTATTATGAATCTACCTAAACCACAAAAGGAAGAAACATTAGAATATATTTACAAGAGAGTTGCATATGAGATTTCTAACCCAGATAAATCTGCTGGACTATTTCAAGTTGATGGTCAAATGTATCATTTAATTAGAATACCTTATACTGGCTCATCTAACTTTTTTGGGTGGGAATATGAGTAAGACTAAAAAATTAAAACACGATGCCGATCATATATTAGTAGATTTAATACTGGAACATTTTAATACACAATCATTTGAGGGATTAAAAGAAAATTTAACTGGAGAACAATTTAATGACATTTTGGAAGTTGCCAAAGATATGTATTATATGGAAGTATTAAAAAGTGTAAAACATGATGTTCCAAAAAGTTAAGGATTTTATTGAAGTAATTGGTAAGGTGATATTCTTACAACAATATAAAAGGCATTTAAAGAAAAGAATAGAAAAAAATAATTTTGGTAGAAGAGAAGAATGGTAATAAAAAATAAGAAAAAAAGAAAGTTAATATTAGATAGGTTACAGATGTTATTAAATCTATGTTATAACACAATTCCAGAAGAAACAGAAAATATATTATTTCACGAACACATGATAGAAACTGAAAAGATGACAGACTTAGTTAGGGATGAGGAACATTGGAATGATTTATATCCTGATGAGATTGCTAACATCATGGTCAATGCAAATCGTATTTGGAAAATAAGAAATAGAATTAAAAATGGTAAATTACCTAATGACTATTTATCTGATGTCAGAGATTTGATGGAAGATTATGTTAAACAAGGTCAAAAGATAAACGCTATAAAACTATATAGAAAGAACCATGATTGTACTTTAAGAGAAGCTAAAGAGTACGCTGATTCTATTCAAAAAGATTTAAAAATAAGAGGTTTAATAACATGATTAATTTAAAAATAAAACTATTAGACGGAGATTGGGGTAAAGCTGCACAAGGTATTTATAATGATATGAAAAGTTATAAAGATGATGCTGGATTTGATTTATATTGTCCAGACCAGTTACTTATAGAACCTAAAGAAACTACTTTAATAAAAATGGGTATTGCTTGTGAAATGACAGATGATTATTTACCAACAAGTTATATGTTAGTTCCAAGAAGTAGTATTTATAAAACACCATTAAGAATGGCAAACTCAATTGGTATTATAGATGCTGGATATAGAGGTGAGATAATGGCAGCTGTAGATAATACTTCTAATGAAGATTACATGGTTTCACCTGGTGATAGATTATTTCAATTAGTACATCCCAGCTTATATCCAATAACGGCTTCACTTGAAAAAGAACTATCGGATACAGAAAGAGGTGATGGTGGATTTGGGAGTACTGGTAAATGAAAAAAATTAGACATAGTAAATTACCACTTACATTGGAATCATCCGACCACTTAACAACTGATATGTTGAAGGCTATACAAATACAGATGGAAGCATATAGTTGGGATGCTTGGGTAGATGAAGATGGTAACTGGTTCAAATATTGGAACAAACCAAACCCTAAACAAATGGAGTTATTTTAATGCAAACATTTTTACCGTATGAATCATTTAGAGAATCTGCTAAAGTCTTAGACTGGCGTAGGTTAGGTAAACAAAGAGTTGAAGGTATGCAAATCATCAATGCGATTGAAGGTAAGAAACGCAAAGATGGTAAACCATACAAAGGTTGGATAAATCACCCAGCTACAGTTATGTGGCGTCCTTATGTAAATGCACTCAAACACTATACCAATATTATTATTGCCGAGTGGATGAAAAGGGGATACAATAACAATATGAAAATGTATGAATACAATACTATTGAGAAACCACATTGGTTAGGTAAGGAAGAATTTCATTCTTCACATCGTGCTAACTTGTTGCGTAAGGATCAAAAATACTATTCTCAATTTAAGTGGACAGAAAATCCAGAGGCACCTTATGTATGGCACGACATTGAAGGTCAATGGTATGAACAGCATGTGGGAACAGGTGAAAGAGTTTATATGGATGATATGACCTGTAATTATTCAGGATTACCATCTGTAAGTTCGTATGCTAAATAAATTAGGACATTATATATTTAAAAGAATATGTAAAGACCAAGAGTTATTAAGGAAAAAACAAGCCATGAATATGTATGGACTATATATTAGACCAAATGATATACAGCGTTATATAAGTGATTATACTGATTATGGCATAGACTATACTGGTGATGACAATATTTCTATGGAAGATAGAATAGAAAAATATTGGGATGAATCAGATGGGGAAGAAATTTAAATGGATATACAGAAAAATAAAAAAGAAATTATCAGAGTAGAAACCTCTGAATTCAAGGGTAATAAATTCATTGATTGTAGAGTCTATTTCAAAGATGAAAATAGTGGTAAATACTTACCTACCAAAAAGGGTATAGCATTTAGTCACAAGGTTGCCAAACAAGTAATAGAAGCTATATTGGATGAAGCGGAGAATGGTGACTATGACAACCAACAATCAGATTGGAGAAATTTTAAAACAAATTAGTAGTATGGATAAAATTGATCATGTAGCAATTCAAGTTAAAGATGTAAAAGAGTCTATCGCTTATTATATGAGTGAGTTCAAATGTATGATAATATATGAAGATGCAACTTGGGCTTTGTTACAGTTTGACAACATAAAATTAGCATTAGTTTTGGAAGGTGAACATCCATTTCATATTGCTTTTGAAGTAAGAGATTTAGGACCACTTAACGGAACATTACATCGTGATGGAAGTATCAGTAGATACATTGATGATCCAAGTGGTAATAAAATAGAATTAATTAAATATCAAGAAACAAAACATTTTGCCGATGGTTTTCACGAAGGCCGTTGGGAAGATGATATAAATGAAGATGACCTAATAGGTTAAGGAGTTATATATGTATTATGAAGTGCAAGTACTATTTATTGAAGAGGTACAAGTAAAGAACGGAACTAAAGAAAAAAAAGTTCGTAAGAACTATTTAGTTGAGTGTGATGCTTGTTCTGTTGCAGAAAACAAAGTTAGAGAATGGTTAAAAAACTCACCATTCGCGTTTGATGTAAAATGGGTAAAAGAGTCAAAAATTATAGAGGTAGTTGATGAAGGATAAATGTGTAACTTGTAACAAAGAATCTGTCTATGATAGAGAAGAACATATTGATTTCAGGATTGGATATATTGAAGGTGCTGGTCAATTGTGTTTAAATTGTTATGATGAGTTATACAAGAAAACCTTTGTTAAGGAGAAAAAAGTTGGTACTAGATAGTTTATTAGCAGGAGTAATGTTATTCAGTTCCTTTGCGGTTAGGACACCTAATGTGCAACCTAATCCAGATGATTATGAAGTAAGTATAGGTGTAACACATAAGTACTTCCATTTCAATCGTCAATGGGAAAGAGAACTTGGTACAAAATATAATGATGTCTTAGCGTGGGCTAAGTTAGATGAGGGTATATATTTTAAACCAGAGTATATGAATAAACAAAGTAAATCTATTAAGTATTTAAAACTTGATTGGCGTAGAAAAGTACTTGGAGCTAGTTTTGGGTTCACTACCCGTTCTACTGATGAGACATTAAAATTATATGAAACATTTGCTTCGGTTGGTATTAGTAAGACAAAGAAATATTACAATGACAAAATTGAAGTACAGGTTTCATTTGATGGATATTTTCCACCTGATGATAGTGGCGACAATAACACATTTGAATTTGAAGATAAATTTAAAGTGAGTTGGAAACTTACAGATAAAATTAAATTATATAATCTGGGTGAAGTGTCTAAACTTAAAGGTAAAGAATTTTATAAAGGTAAAGTAGGAGTAGAGTATGTTTTCTGATGGAGCAGTTTTTCTTACTTTAATATCATTACTTGTTGTTGGATTAGTAATTGCAACATTACCATTTTGGTTATTGTGGAATTGGATAATGCCATTATTTGGATTACCTAATTTAACTATATTTCAATGTTGGGGTTTAATATTATTAATACAGATTTTACATTTTCCATATACTTATGCAAAAGATAAGTAATGGAGAGGTACATTGACACTAATGGAAATAATAAAAGAATTAAAAAGAGCAGTTGGTACTCATGATTGGAATAAAGTAATGGAGATAATTGAGGAATTAGAAATATTACAAAGAGAAGATGATGAGTATGAATTTCCTGACTATGAAGATTGGGAAGAATAATTAAGAGGTTTAAATGGAATACTATTTACCAAGAATTTTACAAGCTGGTATAGGTCCTAATCAACCACCACATACAAAAGATATAATTGTTAATGGAATACCATTATTTGATAATATACAAATACAGACAATTGAGTTTTGTAATTTAAAGTGTGATTTTTGTCCTAATCATTATTTGATTTGGGATAGGTTAGATGATAAAAGAAATGGAACACCATATAAATTGATGTCCATTGAAAATTATACTAAGTTGATTAAGAACTTATCAGACTTAAACTACTCTGGTAGAATATCACCTTATCTAATGAATGAACCATTGATGGATAAAGATAGAATGGTAGAAATAATTGGTATTGCTAAAGAGTATTTACCAAATAGCTATTTGACAATTAATACAAATGGTACTGGATTAACAGTAGATTTGATGCAAGGTATGATTGATGCTGGTATGGATAGGATACAGATTGATGATTATTTTGATGATAAGTATGCAACCAGAATGTTAAAGATTATGGAACACTTTCAGAAAGCGAATTGTAATATAATTTTATCATCTAATTATAATGTTAAACAGGCTAGGAATAGAGAGGATAAAAATAAATTACCACATTATGGTCCTTATACTTATTGGAATAGAGGTGGTTTGGTAAATGTAAACCCAGACATACCTGTACCACAAAAGAATTGTAAATATCCTAATAAACATGCGTTTATTAAATGGGATGGAAGTGCATTACTATGTTGTTGTGATTGGGAATATAAAGTAGTACATGGTAATGTTTTTGAAACAAGTATAGAAGAGGTTTGGACTAATGGTTCATACCAACACTATAGAGATACCTTAGCAAAAGGTAGAAGAGATTTATTAAAAATGTGTCGGAAATGTAATATGGGCGGAGTTGAATCAGAGGATCAACGAATGGAAGAATTTCAACGACAAGAAAAATATGGGGCTGACTAGGATTCGATTATTACAATCAATTTAAAAAGTGCAGCAGAGATTAGGTCAATATCTCGTGACAAAAGACCTACTACACTCAAATGGCGATAATTCGCTTGAAGGGTTGGACATTGATTGGCATTTGGCTGAGTATGATTACTCACCAGCACCGATCGGTGATTACCAACCATCTTACGCATACGCTGCTTAAGGTCTTGGGTTGTCTAACACCCGAGCATAAAATAAGTTAGACAAACTCACTTTAGCTAGAGGGAAGTTAGTGATTAAAGAAACTGCCAGTTGGCAACTCTGAACAAAGTTGTTAGTGGTTTTGCAGGTAAATTAATAGGCCTCCTATGATAAGATGTGAAAACCTGACTAAGCTGTGAATGACTTAGTAAAAGGGTGTAATAAGACGGCGGTTCGATTCCGCCCAGCTCCACAAGATATGAAGAAGTTAGTAAGAGTATTAAAAAAATTATTTGATGGCGCCACTATCACGGCGAAAAAGAAACGCATTATAAATGTTTATAGTGCAGATACAAATAAGATAGATGAGGATGGTGGTCCTTATAAAGTAGAGGTTACAAATGTTCAACGAAAAACCAGATAGTAATGATTTAAAAGATTGGGTTTTAAATTGGGAAAGATTAAATCCTGATGTTAAAGAAACATTAGAATTATTAAAAGAACAATATGGTTGTGAAAAGGCAGTAGAGATGTATTCAGAAATGTTGTTTATGGATTTATTAGCCAAGAAACAAAAAAGAGAAAAGGATAAAAAATGATAGCAATGTATTTTGCATTAGGTGTACTAGCACCCTCAATCTTAAATCTAATACATTTAGTAATGAATGTATACATTGTAGTTGCCAGGGGTAATTTGATGTCATTAGGATTTACTGGTATTAGTTTTTTAACAAAGACCATAGGAATGTTATTTTTAACATGGTTTGGTATAGAGATTGCTGGATTAGACTTTAGAATATATGTACCTATATTAACTTTTGTTTGGTTTATGTCTCATTTATGTGAAGCATTTATTATACAACATTATATGAAACAAAATGTTCCGAAGTGGATAGAAAGGATGCAGTTGAAATGAAAATAACATTAGCACAAAGACATAGATTTAATGATTCCAAACCTATGGTAAAGATTTGGGACCCAACTAGTTCTGGTTGGTGTCAATGGGATAATTGTGATTTAAGTGAGTGTCCACCATATAGATTAAAAGGTAGTATGACCGCACACGGTAAGTTTCCAACATATAAGTATGAAGAACTACCAGAGGTATTTACCGACACAGATGGTAATGAACATAGGGTAGAAGATATAATGGCATATAGGAGTAGTCAATGAGTGAAGATAATAAAAAATTAATTGAATTAGATAAAAGAATAGAAAAGTTAGAAAAAACAATACAAGAATTTTTAGATAGTTGGGGACCAGATGTTCAAAGAAAAAGAGATGAACGAGATGAGCGTTGGGATGAGATGGTAAGAGTTTTGACTATACAAAAGAAACATAACAGGAATAAGTAGTGAAAATTATAGATGAAATATTATTGTTTTTAATACAATGGTTACATTGGACATTCTTAGTACTGATTGGTGTATCTGTACCATTGGTATTATTATTAGAACCAATTTATGTATCTTTACCTATATGTGCTTGGATAATGCATTTAGGTTTTAGTAGGACATTGGATTGTCCCTGGACAAGATTAGAAAATGTATATAGAAGTAAAACAGGTAGACCAGAGATAGGTGGATTTATATCTCACAACCTAAAAGTCTTGGGATTGAAAAAGAAAAAATAAAATGTATTTTAGTTGGGTTGTCTTATATTTATTATTGTTAGTACAAAGACCGAAAGTTCAAACGACTAATTGTGATTAAAAGTAGTGTGGTGACGACCAGACAGAATACTAAATAAAATAAAAAGCGGTTCTAAATTAACAAGTTTATAATGATTAAAATAAGGTTATAATGTGAAAAAAGGTTTTTACGAAAAATCAAACATCGCCAGCCTGGCAAATCCTCTTAACATTACATACGATGAAATTTTACATAAAACTTCCAAAGAATTAGATTCTTGGATTGATGAGTTACGCCATTATATTATTGACCAATGGGATAATGAAGGCCAACCACCAGTAATTGGTAAGAATGAAGATGAGATAATTAAGGGTTGGAGAAAGTTATTCGGTTATGATGTAAATTCATTCTTTGATGAAGAAACTAAAGTGGTTAGGAATTTCAATAAATTTGCTAGTGGTATTAATCAATTCTTTCCTACTATGTTAAAGACTAAAATAAGTAGTGGTGTTAGTAGTGAAGGTGCTACATCTATATATGACCATTTCAAAGAAGATGATTTAAGAGATAAATTTAAGAAGGCTATGTTTAGAGGATTGTTTAAAGACTCTATGTATAGTTATGGTAAATCGGTATTGAAGAAGGAAATGGGAATGAGTATAAAAGAATTTTTTACTCATCATAATAGTAATGAAAGATTCGGTATTACCGTAGTTAAAATGACTAATAAGAAACCTGTCGGTAATAGTAAGTACTTAATACTAACTGCTCAAGAAATTAATGAATATATAAAAAGCGGTCATCTTACTATTCAGAACTTAAAAACTATACAAGGTGAAATAGAAGATAATTATGAATTAAAGAATGGAGATAAAAGATATTATTGGTATTATGTTAGAATATATAATAGACAACAAAGATTATTTCCAAGTGCATTACAAGTATTTAGATTAGGATTAGGACAACCAGCGGTTAACTTTCCACCATTAACTGCTAAATTCTTATATGAACACTTTACTAAACATATAGATATTTCAGAGAAAGTAAATGTATATGATCCATCAAGTGGATGGGGTGGTAGAATATTAGGTGCGATGTGTACTAATAGAGATTTACACTATATTGGAACAGACCCGAATCCGGATAATGTTGGTATATATGAGAGGGTAGCTCAATACTACAATACTCATTGTTTCCAAAGTAATCCGTTCTTCGGCAAGGCTTCACCTAATACATTTGAAGTTTTTCAATTAGGAAGTGAGGTTATAGGTGATGACAAAAATTTTCTTAAATACTTTGGTAAGTTGGACTTTGTTTTCACCTCTCCACCTTATTTCAATAGGGAACAATATTCTCAAGATGAAAATCAATCATTTAAGAAATTCTCGGCGTATGAGGATTGGAGAGATAACTTTCTCAAACCGACTCTAACCACCGCATTTTCTTTTTTGAAAAATGATCGTTATCTTTGTTGGAACATCGCCGACATAAAAATTGGCGAAAATAAATTCATTCCATTGGAACAAGACTCTATTGATGTAGTGGAATCTTTGGGTGGTGAGTATCAAGGTATTTATAAAATGTTAATGACTCGGATGATTGGTATTGATGCGAGTAATGTTAAGAATTCTGTAGAACTTGATGGTGAACATTATAAATTTGAACCTATATTGGTGTTTTATAAATCATGATTTTTAGAGACTTTGATAAAAAAATAGTACCACCGCACCGTGATGGTAAATGGATTTATTCAGATCCTATCTATCAACAAGTAGAGGATTGTTTTCTTAGAACACAAAGACCTATTGGTGTAAAGGAATATAAGGATAATAAACCAAGATTACTGGACCCATTTAGAAAGATTAATAAACATAAAATGCAAGGTTATTTTGATGATGATAATTACAAATGTTTAGATTGGGCTACTGATGAAAATGGTGTGGTTAGAGCAGCCTTAATCTATTATGATATATCTAAAATGTCAAATAAGAAAAAAACTATCACATCATTTACACAAAGAAAAATAGAATTAAGTGAAAATGATTCTTATATATTTGATGTTGCGTGTGATGTTGGGTATGAAAGATGGTTAGGTTTCTTGATGGAAAGACACTTTTCTAAGACAGTATTTGGTACTACTATTGCTGAATGTGATATGCAAAATAAAGAAATTAGAGAAGTATTTGAGTCTCTTGGATTTGAAAGAATAGATAATAAGGTAAGTAGTTTTGCAGATATGTATGGTATTTGGTGTAAACAAAATGAGTTATTACCTATTGAGAAAATTGAAGAGTCACAAGAGTGTTCATTACAAAGATTGATTATGGATGTACCACCATTAGAACCATTGTTAAACCAAGTTAAAGAATTGGAAGATGAAATGTTTGCTAATCATTATTCTAATTACAATAAAGGTAATACTTGGAGTGGTGTTGTAATAAGAGGATATGGTGGTAAGGAAGATTTTATTATTAAACCAAGTGAGATGACCAATAGTTGGAAAAAAGAAAATAAAGAAAAGTTAGAATGGATATGTGAAGATACACCATTAAGAAAAAGATTAGATGAAGTAGAAAAGTTTATTGATGTCTTAGATGTTAGTGAGGTTGAAAGAGTTAGAGTATTAAAACTATCTAAAGGTGAAGGCGAACTACAAAGACATACAGACATACAAGATAAAGAAGCTGGTATTAATGATGGACAATGGGCTAGATTACATTTTCCATTACAGACAAATAAAAATGTTATATTCACACAATGGAATACAGATGGTACAGAAACTACTACAAGAATGAGACTTAATGAGTTGTGGTATTTAGATATGAGAAAACCACATACGGCAGTGAATTTTGGTGAAGAAGATAGGTATCATTTGATTATTGATGTTAAGGCTGATGAAAGATTGCGGGCTTGGTTAAGAAGAAGTTTAGTAAAATATCCACCATTTAAACAAACGGATGACTATGAAAATTAGTGAAGAAAAATTACAATCAATGTTTAAGGTTGCTGGTATTGAGAAGAAAGTATTACATGATGCATTATTAAAAATGGGTAAAAAAGAACTTAAAACTAAATTGATGAGAGATGCTTGGTCAGAGGAAAATCCAACAAAGAATTATTGTTATGTAGTATCTGAAATGGTATTTTATTTTCTAGCACCACCAGGTAGTAAACCATATAAGTTAGCAGGGATACCTGGTGATGATGGATTACATAGATTTATTAGATGGCCTGATGGAACAATAATAGATTTAACAGTAGACCAATTTCCTAATTATGAAGATGTTGATTATGAAAAAGGTAAGGTTTGTTATTTTATGACCAACCAATATAATAAGTTTGCATCTAAGAGAGCAATTAAGTTAGCAAAATTATGTGGATTAAAGATGCCAGAAAATAAGGAGAGTAAGTTTTGGGATTAAATGATTTTATAGAACAATGTTATGAAGATAACAATGGTGTTATGTATGATACTGATAAGTTATTGGATATGGTTAGTGATTGGGAAGATCCTAATCCACCATTAGTTATAAAAGAGTATGATGGTATCAAAGTTGTTAGAGATGATTTATTAGACCACGGCAGTAAGATTAGGTTTGTGGATAAATACATTAGAGATATTAAGGCTAAGGAAATAGTATTTGGTTGTTGTCCTGCTACAGGTTATGCTCAAATCTCATTACCTGCGGTTGCCAATAAGTATGATAAGAAAGTAGTATTGTTTATGGCTAAGCGACATCCAGATAATTATCATGAATACCAAAAGAGAGGTATGGCATTGGGTGCTATCTATGAGTGGGTGAATATGGGAATGTTGAGTGTTACCAAATCAAGAGCACAAAAATACTATGAACAAGATCCTGATAATAGGGTTTTATTTCCTATTGGTTTGGAACATCCTACGGTAGTTGGGAGTATAATAAAAGTTGCTAGACAAAATCTAAATGAAAATGACTTTAGTGAAATATGGAGTGTTGGTTCAAGTGGTACTATTAATAGAGGACTACAATTAGCATTTCCAAATAAAGATGTTCATGTTGTATCAGTAGGACACAAGATGAGTGAAAGAGAGATTGGTAGAGCTAAGTTCTATCGGTCAGATTATAAGTTTGATAAGATTATCAAAGAAGAAGAGATGCCACCATTTCCATCCGCACCAACTTACGATGCTAAAGCTTGGAAGTTTGTTAAGGAATATGCAAAACCAAATGCATTATTTTGGAATGTAGGAGCATAAAGTACTTGACTTTTATCAAAAAATGTTGTAAATTAAAGGGTTATAAATTGGAGTATATCGCATGATTACATTAACAGAAAAAGAAATATTATCTAATTGGGAAAAACTAAGAGGTATCATTACAGATACTTTTGAAGGTAAGCGATTAGAAAACTTAAACAAAATGTATGATCATTTTGAAGAAAGAATGTGTTTAGCACCAGCAAGTGGTAAGGAACATTTTCATAATGCTATGGTAGGTGGTTATGTATCGCATGTTATTCATGTCATTGAATCAGCATTACAAGTAAAATCATTATGGGAACAGAATGGTGGTAAGATTGATTTTACAGATGAAGAACTTATCTTTGCAGCCATGCATCATGACTTGGGTAAAGTTGGTGATTTAGAAATAGATTACTATGTACCACAAGAAAGTGATTGGCATAGAAAGAATAAAGGTGAAATCTATATGCATAATCCTGATTTGGATTATATGACAGTTACAGATAGGTCATTATTCATATTACAACATTTTGGTATTAAGTTAAGTAAGTTGGAATATATTGGTTTGATGTTAACAGATGGTATGTATGAAGAAGCTAACAAGACTTATTATGTACAATACTTTCCACAAAATGTTTTGAGAAGTAATATTGCTTATATACTTCATCAGGCAGATATGATGGCAACTCACATTGAGTATGATTTATGGATGAAGGGTGATGAGAAAGATAAAGTAAAAGTAAAGAAGAGTGTTGAAAAGATTAAGAAGGCCGCAGACACTACTTCTAAATTCTTATCAAGTGATAATGATAATGCAAAAGATTTATTTGATGAGTTATTTGGAGAAAAGAAATGATTTTAGAAATTATATTAGGAATAACCACAATCACATTTGGATATACAAGTTTTAATCTTTTTAAAAAAGTAGAAAGATTAGAAGATTGGGTTGAAGAGTATTCACAAAGAATAATAGAAGCAGATACAACATTGACAGAATTGGATTCGGAAGGTAAATTTGAATCTGATGATGAGGTTGGAACTGTTTTTACAGGTATAAAACAAACCATAAAAGAATTAAACACAATAAACAACAAGGATATATAATGCCAAGAAAAGCAAAAAAAGGTTCACCAAGATATTATTTTCATATAGGAACAGAAAACGCGATTATTAGACATAATCAAGAAACCAGGCCTGTTATGCGAGAACGCATTTATAATGAACATATTAGAAATGCATTTGAGAAATTGGCAGAGAATATTATTCATACATTTAAGTTTTATTATTTTGATGTTCCAAGTGAAGATGTTAAACATGAAGTAGTAAGTTTTTTATATATGAATATGCACAAATATGACCATACCAAAGTAAATGCAAAAGGTCAAAGGTCAAAGGCATTCTCATACTTTAGTATTGTGGCAAAGAACTATTTGATTCTTCACAATAATAACAACTATAAGAGAATGAAACAACATGATGGTGCTGAAGTTACAGATAGGAAAAGAGATCCTATATCAGAAATCCGTAGTAGAGATGCTAGAAACATGAAGATTGAGTATGTTGATGTCTTAGCAGACTATTGGAGAAACAATTTAACTACTGTATTTAAACGGAAGAAAGATTTAGATGTTGCAAATGCTGTTGTTGAATTGATGGATATGAAAGAGAACATTGATAACTTTAATAAGAAAGCATTATACATTCTCATTCGAGAAATGACTGGTTCAAACACACAACACATCACAAGAGTAGTAAATGTGATGAAAAAACACCACTTCAAACTACAAGAAAACTACCTATCTACTGGCTCTGTTGTTACTACACAAACAGGAAGTTGGTTTGATAGAACAGCAATCTAAATAATATATACTTTTTTCTATTGCCGTAATATTTATTATTAACAATATTATAGGTAAATATTATGGCAATAGATTTTGAAGTTTTTGAAGGTAAGTCTTTATCTGATATCTTCAAGGACATCTACGACAATTCCAACAAAAATAAACAACAACTTGAAGTCTTAATGAAAGAGGTTGTTGGCTTTATTAAAGATGGTGACACGGCTATTCAAATCATTCCCATGTTGAAAGAATATTTAGAAATCAATGTGAAGAATGATGAACAGTTGGTTAAGCTCGCTACAATAGTTCAACGCATGGCTACTGCTAAAGCTAACACAAGTTCTGATGAGGAGTTTGGTATAAGTGATAAAGAAAAAGAACAATTATTAGCTAGTATCCAAGAGGTATCAAATGAGGTTCAAGATTATAGTGATAAGATTATATCAAGTAGAGATGAGTAATGTCTTATAAAAAAAGTAGTACTATTAAAAGTGATAGTCCAGGTTCTGATTTAAAAGGTTCTGTAGTTACAAAAGATATGATGATGAGGGCTATTGAAACTCGTGCAGCAAGTGAAGAGTTTTATGAGATAGAACCAGTAGAAGTTTTGGATGTTTGGATAGATGAAGGAAATAGTGATTTTCCAATAGATTCCGATAAAGAAAAAGATTATACTTTAACTGGATCTATATTGGGAAGATATATTTATTCAGAACAAGGTATTGCTAAAAGTAAATGTAGTAATTTTAGACCACTAAATCCTAACATAAATATGACACCAGTTAGAGGCGAGGTTGTACTTGGTTTTGAATTTCTTGGTCAAAGATATTATACCACTACCTTAAATATATTTGGTAGTCCTAATCAAAACATTAAAAAGAATGTAAGTAGTTATAGACAAAAACCAACTGATGTGAAGCCTGGAGTATATTTTAAAAAATCTGGTGATGATACACCAGAGTTTGGATATTCTCGTAAATTAAGACCAAATGAAGGTGATTTAATTATTGAGGGTAGATATCAAAATTCTATTAGATTGGGTAGTGACCAAAAGGAAGAAGCATTTACAGAATCACCTAACATTATTTTATCAGCTGGACATTTGATGAATGGGGATAGTGATGGTGAACAGAAACATGAACCACAAAAAGAAAATGCCTATGGTACTGGTAAAAGAGAGAAGGCAATTTATGAAGATATTGATAAAGATGGTTCAAGTATATATTTAACCACTAATGAAGAATTAAAATTTACACCAGCAGTAGAAAGTGAGGTGGATGGTGCATTTGGTCCATTTGAAGGTAAGAATATTTTATTAGATAGTGATAGAATTATATTTAATACTAAGAACAATGGTAGTATTGCAATGATGAGTAGTAATAATATTGCTTTGAGTGCAGTAACAGAAGTGGTGATTGAAACACCAGCAAGTAAGTTGGGTAGTATAGAAGCAGAAGAACCTCAGGTGTTAGGTCAAGTATTATTTGATAAGTTAGATTTTTTAATTACACAATTAGGTTTAGTAGGTGCTATACCAACACCAACTGGTCCTTCTGGTACATTAAATACATCACCTGGTTGGACAGCAGTAACAACTGCTATGGCAGATATTCAAAGTGCTTTAAGTACAAAACATTTAATAGATTCATAATGGGATTTACCACATTTAAAAATAATTATTTATCTAAGGTAGATAGTGGTGGATTTGGAACTGTTGATGAAACTGCAGAGTTTATAGCTAGTGAATATGATAAAGCAGTATCACTTCCAACTTCAATGGCTACTGCAACTGGACCAATAGCTACATCTGGTGGTGGAACAACAGCACTTGAAAATTATTTGAAAACTTCATTTGCAGCTGGTACTTTACCACCAGTTTTAGAAGCAGGATTACTTCCTTCATTATCTACATATTGGACAGGAGTAATTACTAGTTTGGCTTTTACTACAGTTCCAGTGGCTGGGGTTGTTGGACTATTACCAGCTGGTAACTTAATTGGTTCTGCAGATACAACAGAAGATTTTTTAGACCAATTAATCGGTGCATTTGAAATGCATCTTAGTGGTATAGGTTGGTTACATAGTGGTGGAGTCACCGCAGATACTGGATGGACAGTATTATAAGAATTTAATAATAGGAGTTAGTAATGAAAAAGAGCGAATTAATAAAAATAATTGAATTAGTAGTTCGTAAGGAAGTTAAAAAACAGGTCAAACAGATACTTATTACAGAGAAGAGTATCAAACCTAAACCTGTTATACAATCCAAACCAAAACCGAAACCAAAAGTTCAACAACACTTTACAGATAATGCTGAACTAAATAAAGTTTTAAATGAAACAGTTGGTTTGAATGATAAGTCACAAGAAGATGAAGAATGGCCAACAATGGGTGGAAGTGCGTTTGATAGTACAAGAGCAACCGAACTTTTAGGTTATGGTGAGTCTATGGGCACTAGTAAAGAGATGAAAAGAAATATGGCAGCTGCTCAAACATTAAAAGAAAAGGGTGTATCAACTAAAGATGTACCTGAATCGGTACTAAATGCATTGACTCGTGATTATAGTGATTTAATGAAGCACGATAAAATGAAAAGTAAAAAATAGGAATAACAAATGGCGACCGTAAGAGAGTTAAATGAAAATGATGATGCTAGATTTGGATTAAAGTTTCCACTTGAATACCATAGTCAAAAGGGTGGGTTTTTTCCAACATCAAAAACACTAAAGGAACAGGCATCTTCAAATCTAAAAAACTTAATATTAACTGTTAAAGGTGAAAGAGTAGGACAGCCAGATTTTGGATGTGAAATAACATCAATTTTATTTGAACAAATAACTGAAGGGTTAGGTGATAGGGTAGAAGAAACTATAAGAGAAAGTGTTAGTAAATGGCTACCTTATATAGAATTAGTAAATATTTTTACTTCTACACCAGATGATAATCCAAATATGGTGTTAGTTCAAATTGAATTTGTAGTAACGGTAGATGATCCTAATGCAGTTAATACTATAACATTTACCTTTAATACAGGTACAGGGGAATAAGAATGGCAAGAGAAGTTGAATATGGCACTAATATTAAGGCCGTTAAAAAAGAAGTAAAATATATTGGTAGGGAATTTTCTACTATTAGGGCTAATTTAATTGAATTTGCTAAATCATATTTTCCAAATGCCTATAATGATTTTAATGAAGCATCACCTGGTATGATGTTTATTGAGATGGCTGCTTATGTTGGTGATACATTAAATTTTTATATGGATAATCAATATAGGGAATCTTTATTACATAGTGCTGAAGAAAAAAAGAATGTATTTAAACTTGCTCAATCATTTGGTTATAAACCAAAATTAGCGAACCCAGCTACAGCAATTGTAGATGTAACTGTTGAAGTTCCTGCAGAACAGGTAAATGCAGATACATACAAACCAGATTTGGATTATGCTCCAGTTATAACTGCTAATAGTATGTTTGATAGTCAAGGTGGATCTACTTTTAGATTAATGGATGACATTAATTTCAAAACATCTTCCTCATTAGATACAAGAACTTCTATTGTTTCTCAAATGGAAGATGATGTACCAACACATTTTAAATTAACAAAACAGGCAATTGTACAGTCTGGACAACAAATAAGTCAAGATTTTACTTTCGGTAATGCAGTAAAATTTGATAAAGTTATATTGAGTAATGAAAATGTAGTTCAAATAACATCTTGTATTGATGATGATGGTAATAAATGGTATGAAGTTCCTTATTTAGCACAAGATACTGTATTTGATGCAGTTGAAAATAATCCTGTTAATACTCCAGATATGAGTTCACTGTCAGCAGATACACCATATATGATGAAATTAATCAAAACTGCTAGAAGATTTACAACTTATGTTAGGAGTGATGGAAAAACAGAATTAAGATTTGGTGCTGGTATAAGTAGTAATGCTGATGAGGAGATAATACCAAATCCTGATAATGTTGGATCATCATTGAGTACTGGATTATCTAAATTAGATTCAAGTTTTGATCCAAGTAATTTTTTAAATACAAAAACTTTTGGTCAATCCCCAAGTCAGATTACTTTAACAATTAATTATACTTATGGTGGTTCATTAGATGATAATGTTTTATCCAATCAAATAACAAAGGTTAATGCGGCAAATGTAATTCTAAGTCCAGAGGGATTAAATGCTACTAAAGTAAATGAAGTAAAGGATAGTGTTGAAGTAACTAATAATGAACCTGCTACTGGTGGTTCAAGTGGTGATAATATAGAAGAAGTCAGACAGAGAACTATGGCTTATATGAATACACAAGGTAGAGCAGTTACACTACAAGACTATATAACAAGAGTATATTCTTTACCACAAAAATTTGGTAATATTGCTAAGGCACACATTGTACAGGATGAACAATTAGACCAAGTTGCTGGTGGTGAGGATGGTGATAAACCAATGTTAAAAGAAATAAGTAATCCACTTGCATTGAATATGTATGTATTAGGTTATGACCACAAAAGAAATTTCGTGAAATTAAATAATGCAACTAAACAAAATTTAAAAATATACCTATCACAATACAGAATGATGACAGATGCTATTAATATTAAAGATGCATTTATAATAAATGTTGGTGTTAAATTTTCTATAATAACACAAAGGGGATTTAATAAAAATGAAGTATTGATGAAATGTATTGATAAAATTAAAAAACATTTTGATGTAAAAAAATGGCAAATAAATCAACCAATTATTGTAAGTGATATAGCATATCAAATTTCATTAGTTGATGGTGTTGCTAGTGTTGTACCACCGATAGAAGATAATCCACAAAAACAAATGGTGGTTGTTGAGAATCTATTTGATGGAACTGCTGGTTATAATACTAATGTTTATGATTTAGATGCTGCAACTAAAGATGGTGTGATATATCCATCATTAGATCCATGTATCTTTGAAATTAAATTCCCCGATAATGATATCGAGGGTAGAGTAGTGGGAGATATTTAATGTACTATTTTCAATATCCAACAGCAGACACAACAATTTATGAAGGTAATTTAACATCTTCATTAAATTCTGGCCGTGACCAAATATTAGAAGTACAAAAAAATGTAGATGAAACTGGTACGGTTGTTTCAGTTTCTCGTATATTAATGAAATTTGATTATACTGATATTACAAGAAAAAGAACTGCTGGGACAATACCAACAACTGCTAAATATTATTTAAATCTATATGATGCTAATTCTAGTGAATTGAAAGTAGAACAGAATTTATTTGTATATATGGTAAGTGGTAGTTGGACACATGGTACAGGATTATCTGATAGTAATCCCGTTATTGAAGATGGTGCCAATTGGAAATATAGAGGAGATACTACTACAAAAAATCAATGGGTAAGTGGTAGTGATACACAAGGTGGAACTTGGTTTACTGCTAAGACTGGACAATATGAAGTTAGTAGTTCATGTAGTTTAACCTATGGTACAAAAGATTTGAGAATAGATGTAACAAATTTAGTTAATAATCAAATAGCCTCAAGTTCAGTATATGGTAATAATGGATTTATAATTAAAAGGGAAAACATATCTACACAAGGTAATGCTTTATATACAGTATTTGATCCTGCAAATGCTACTGGTTCTGCAGAACACAATACACAACACTTAGGTAGTTTAAAATTTTTCTCAAAAGAAACCAATACAATATATCCACCTAAATTAGAAGTGGAGTGGGATGATTCAAAATGGAGTACTGGTTCACTAGATCCACTATCATCAACAGA